TTATTGGTTGTTGAACAACACCATCTAAACCAATCATGGTTTTAGTAAGTTGCTTGTTCATAGTCAACTTATGTAAGTTACCAGTTCCAATACCTGTAAACGTTATTGCAGCACCTGAAGAAACATATTCAGGTCTTGAGAATAATTGAAATTTATTTTCATCAATAACTTTTGCAAAAACTGTTGAAGGTAATATTGTGGTTACAACACCCGCTGTATTTGCAGTTGAACCAATTGACATTGCTGTTGCTGCAATTCCAATAAAACTGGAGTCAAATGTATATGTAAGTTCTTCATTTGTGTTGAAGAAATGATTGGGTATTGTGAATATACCTGTTGAGGTGCTAAGTATCCCAACAGCATTTGGATTAAATATCTTAGTATAGATTGGAGTTCCATCAAATTTAAGATCAAATTTTGTTTTATTTGCTCTTTTTCCTTCTAATCCATCATATGTCGATAAGAATACTTCTTGTGATACTGTTCCATACGATAATTTTGGTGGAGTATTGTCAAAATCATTTTGAGTATAGAATATTTGATTATATGATTGAACTTCAATTAAAGATGTAAATTCAGCATCTGGATAAAAACGTAAATTAATATCACTACCACTTATTTCACCACCAAATGTTCCTATACCAGTTGTTGAACCCATTGATACGAATGGATATTGAACTGTTAAAATATCATCTGCATCACGTATTGAAATTATTTGATGTATTGCAGAAGTTTCCCCACAAGATACTCTTACAAGTGATTTAACTGAGCTATCAATGTCTTTACTAATAGTTGAATAAGTGATTGTACTTGCAGTTCCAGTAGAATATCCTGACTCAAGTCTAACACTTCTCTCTGCACCTGCTGGTTGATCTGATACTGCAAAACGATATGTACCTATACCAGTTGTTGTAGTTCCTAATCCAACAATATTTGCTCTTGTTTCTAATACTCTTCCAACATTATTTTCAATTTGAAGTTTAATTAAATCATTTTCAAATTTAGCAGTAATAATTCCTACTGAACTTTGACTACTTGATAAATTTTTGTCAACATATATTTGTGATATTGATGTATCTGTTCCATCAAAATCTACAACAATTTCATTGTAATTAATATCCTTAGTTATGGTATCTTCAACGTAAATATTTGCATATAGTGCATTAAAATCAGATTTTGGAAATTCAACTATTGTTGTAGTTGTTCCAGTGCCCACACCTGTATTTGAACCTGTTAATTTTGTATTACCAATAACATTAGTATTAATACCAACTAAATCGGTGTTAAAATCAATTTTTAATATTTTTATATCATGGTCTTTAGTAAATTTTTCTGTTGGTTCAAATAATAAGTTCTTAATTCCACTGGTAGTAATTTCTGTTTTCAAATCACCTAACTTCAATGTAGTAAAATCACTTGATTTTTCAAATAAAATTGCATCGTCTTCATCTGTTAATACTACAATTTCACTAAATTGTGTGTCAAATGTATCTGGATCAACAACTTGTATTAAATAATTTCCAAAATCTGCTGTTAATTCTTGAATTACACTATCATTTGCAGAAAAACCAACGCTTGAGAATTGAGAACTTATATCATCATGTATTAAAACTCTATTACTAATACATCTTGAAAAATCTGTTAAAATTTTATTTGTAAATTGTAAATTTTTGGATTTATTATTTAAAGTATCATAATCCTTTACAAAATCAAAATTGTTTATTGCATCAACTCTATTTTCATCATTTAATACATCAAGTATAATTGTAGATAATGAACTACTAGTAGTTCCTACTCCAACAGTCACATTATTTTGTATTGAAGTATCAGCAAAGTTTTTTAATCCAGCAGGATGAAGTAATCGATTTACGGGATTTACAAATTTATCCCATTCTATAGAACTCTTAACTGAATATGATAAATTTTGATAATAATCATTGTCTGGAATTACTTGATGATCTTCACTTAATTTTCCAGTATCATCTAACCAACCATATTCTTGTCTACTTGAAAAATCAATTTTAAATCTCGCTTTATTATCAGATAATGAAATAATTTCAGCAGAAACACCACTTATAGTTCCTGTTATTCTATCACCTTTCTTTACATTAAATAATCCGTCAATTTTTATATAATCATCTCTAATTTCAACAACGATAAGATCAGTCTTTTCTGAACCAACTATTAAAGGTTCATTAATTTGGAATATACCTCTCTTTTGAATAGGTCTTATATCTGGATAATTATTTTTGTTAATTAAAGTTGCGTATCCTGATTGGAATGTTTTTGCTACACCAGGATTTGTAGTTACACCTGCTAAATTAAATATTAATTGTGATGGAGTTCCAGCGATATAATTTTGAACATCAAAGAATTGATAATTATGATTTTCTGAGTTAAATCCATCTCCTGTAACAGTAGTATTCGTTGTAATACCACCCTGTGTTGCACCTATTCCCGCCTCTCCAGCACGTAATATTCCTTCAACAAATATTTCATCCCCAATAGCAAATGGTTCTGTTACAAATCCATTTGTAGGTGTTTCAAGGAAACATGTTACAACACCAGCATTTGGATATTCTGATGTCATTACAGAATTAATCCCTATACCGTTTGAATTATTGATTGCTACAACTTTATGATTAACAGAATCTAATCCATTGATTGGTGCAATTACATTCACACCTGATACAGTTTGATTGGGAGCAATTGCTTCTAATGATGAATTATCTACAAGAACGTTAGTTACAGGATTGAAAACTAATAAATTTGGTGCACTTGAATAGTTACTACCACCACTTACAATCTCAACCTCACTTATTACATCTAAATTATCAATGCTTACTATAGGTGGAACAAATGCTTCTGGACTTAAAGTCTTATCAGCTGAATATTCATAACCAATATCAACAATTCTAACTTTGTTAATTTTTCCTATATCATCTGATGTGATTTTTATATTAGCACCAGTACCATTTGAACTTGATATTGTATTGAATAATGGTAATTTTTTATAATTATATCCTGATGATAATATTTTAAATTCTTTTATTTCTCCTACAACGTTTTTAGATTTTGTAGAATACTCTAATTTATCACAATCGGTTTCAGAATATCTCAAAAATTCTGGAACTTTAGGTGAAATATTAAATGTTTCAGATGTTACCCCAGATATTTTATATTCTCCATTGTATATACTATCAATGAATAATATTTCACCATAATTTTGCACCTCTGTATCTGATGTACTAATAAATCCACCCTTTGATAGACCATAATACAATCTTTCAGGTGTAGAAGTTGAATATTGAACTGTAAGTGCAGCACCGACTATTGGTCTATCTGGAGAAGTACCGATACCTATTGTTCCTACTCCAACAACATTGAAATTAGTTGAATCTTGTGAACTTAAATATTCATTAGTTAATTCCTGATCATAGAATATTTTGAAATCAAAATCTGCTAAAGTAGTGCTTGATAATCCAAATGTTAATTTTTGATTTTTTACAACTGTAATTCTAGGATTAATAAGTGATACAGATTGATTTGCACCACCAGTATTTGCTGTAATTGCAACAGTATTAATAGGACTTACGGTTACATCTCTAAATGTTTGACCTAATTGGAAGTATCTGTCACTGACTTTATAAACAAAATAAGTTCCTGTTGATAGTCCAGTTGCAGAACCATCATATAAAATCTTATCACCAGTACTAAATCCATGATCTTGTATGTCTATTCTATTTGTTTCTACATCTGAACTTGCAAACGTAATTGGGTTTATGATTAATTTTTCAAATTCAGAATTATATCTTACTGAAACTGGTGTTGTTGTTCCGATACCAACAGATATATTTGGTACCACATTCATAGATATCACATCATTATTCTTTAAATTATGAGTAGTTGTTTCAGCAACTCCTATCTTTGTAGTTACTGTTGTGACCACCTTATCTACATCACCAATAACTTGATCATGTTGTGAGGTAAAATTATATAATCCTGAACCTATACCTGCAATTCCATTACCTAAGAAATATAATCCATCACTTGTATTTGCAACTCCTGCTCTTGTTGTAACTATTCCAATATAATTTTCATCTTTTTTAATTACATACACATCGGTTGATGTTTGACCCGTAAATGGTAATTCAAAAGATCCTACAGAACTATCAGTAGTAGAAACATCAAATTCTGCATTTGTTACGTTTGGTCTTTCTAACTTAACTTTTTGACCTGTTACAAACGGATGGTTAGGTAAATAAATCGCTCTTTCTGGTATAGAAATTTGTGTAATTGTCTCACCAACAACATAACTTGTTGAATACCCTACACCGTCAGTACCAACACCAACAGACTCAACTCCGTTAAAATATACTATATCGTTTACTTTAGATTCAAATTTATCAGTTTTTACGGGAACAGTAAATCTATTATTTAATATATCAACATTTGAACCAAAAGTATGTGCAACACCTGTATTTCTGAATACTCTTAAAATTTTGTTTGTATCGTAAATATTAAGGACTTTAAGTATTTCAGTAGAATTACCCACACCTATTCTTATTGAACCACCAACAGATACTGTGCTTGGTATTTTATTTACAAATATATCCTGAACTAAACCATTAAGATTACCAACTGTCATTGATTTACCCAATGAAACAGTGTCAGTACTAACTCCAATTTTAAATGAGTCAATTAAACTTGGTATAGAAGTGCTTAATCCTGAAATAAAGACTGAATCTTGATCATTTAATTCTACAAATGGAAGATAATTTACTTGAACTTGATCTCCACTATTCCATGTGAATACTGCGTTATTAAATCTAGTGAGAGTAGTTTCAATATTTGATACACCTAATCCAACTATTTCAGAAACTTCAGCACTAAATCCCGAACCCTCTGTATCATTATGATTGAATGAAGTTAAATCTCCAACTTTATATCCGTTACCACCATCTAAAATTGTTATATTATCAATTCCACCTTTTGTAACTGACTCAACATTTGTAACTTGTCTTATGTACTCATTTGATTCTTCTAGAAAATCATTATCTGCAAATTCCTCACCAACATTATAAGGTTTTGTATTCCTTATTAAATCAGAATTATTAAAATCAAAATCATGATTTAAAATAAGATTATCATTTATTAGCGGAGATCTGTATGTATTTCCTATAAAGTAAGGATATACTCCAATCAATTTATTACTTAATGATACTCCATTATTATTAAATCCACCTGTTGCTAAACCTACTGTACTGAAATATGCGTAAATCCCATTTGGGAATTCGGGAGTTTTACAAAAACGACCATTATGTGTATCTAAATCTCCACTTCCATCATAAAAATAATCATTAACAAAAAATCCTTCTTCAAAACCAGTAGGTCTGTTAAATAATTTTGTAGTATCTTTTTTATATGAAGATGCAAGAATTTTAAGAGAGGAGTTTATATTATCTGGATCTGAATATCCAAAAGGTCCATAAATCGGATTACCATCATAAGCCCAACCAATGATTGGTGAGTGAGATGTTATTTTATCAAATTCATCATTTGATTTTACATCAAATGATTTTTCAAGATTTGAAGCAGTTTCTTGAGAATAACCTAAAACTCCAAAACTCAATGATGTCTCTCTTGATGTAAGATTGAAATCTCCAAATCTTTCAGTTGTATTAATTGTTAAAGGTCTAACTCTCGCTCCAAATAAACCATTCTTGCCTGTTTCAGATGCACGAACTTCTGTGGTCAAACTACTATAACCTATACCAGAGTTTATAACCACTGTATCAGTAAGCATTCCGTTACTAATAACAGGTCTTACAATCGCTCCTGTTCCAGTTCCAGTTGATGTAATAGTTAATTCAGGTAGTGAATTATACTCTTTTCCTTGATTTACAACAACTACATCTTCAATTTTACCATTGCTTATGATTGCTTTTAACTCTGCCTCTTTTCCATTTTGTATTGATATATTTGGTTGTACCTGATGATTTAAGATTGATGAACCATAATGACTTCCTTTTTCATATAAGTATGCATCAATAAATGATCCTTTGACAATTGGAGTAAAATTAATTGTACCAGTAACTGTTGAACCATAAGAAACTTCAACATTAACTTTAATATTAGGATATGTAAATGTTTGATATCCAGTTCCTGTTGAACCTAAACCAACAAAATTACCTCTAGTGAAGTTGCTAGTAATTGTTGCACCAATACCAGCATCCGCTAATTTGAATGAATTATCATCAACCTTCATAACATAGTACGAAGAAGTTGTTGTCAATCCCTGAATTGCTTTAGGAGTTGTAGAACCTAATCCAACAGTTGGTGAATATTCAATTATATCACCATGTGAAAATCCATGATTAGTATAGTTAATTGTATCAAATGATGTTGATACTCCTGCTGGATCAACTCTTAATTTTCTATGTTGATATCCAGAACCACCATTTAGAACTCTTACGCTGAGAAGAGTATTTTTAGTCTCTGTTCTAAACTTATGAATACCACTTGCAGCAGTATCTGTCGCTAGACCAACTGTATTAATACCTGCAATACCTGCTAATGCATCTGATTTTGTGTTGAATATTCTTACTGTAGTTGGATTTACAATTCTTACAAAGTATGGATCACCGTCTGAAAGAGTGCCTGTTATAGTATTACTGGAGTCATATGCATTACCTATACCTAATGATGCATTTCCTTCATTTCGATAAAATACTTTTTGACCATTTTCTAAATTATGTTGTGTCTTAAAGGTTATTGTTTCATCATCTTTATCAATACCACCATTGAAAAATATGTCTCTACTATCGAAAGAGATATCTCTAAATCTTGCTCCCAATACTGGTTCGAGTAGACATCCACTTCCATTTCCACCAGTCAAAGATATACTATTAATTGCTGCTATATCAAATTCTTGAGGGTCAACAAATACTTTTTCAACACTACCAGATAAAATAGGTTCAATCAATGCAGTTGTACCTGCACCCGCCTCTACTGAAATTACTGGTGGATTAATAATATCATATCCATCACCACCGTTTAATACGTCTATATCTTCTAATGGTCCAAAGAAAATATTATCATCAGATATAGGAGAGTGTATTTGAACTCCGTCAATTAAAATACCTATATCATTTACAGGTGTTTCATGTTTTGATGATACAAATAAATTTTGAGAAAGAGGAATTTTTCTTAATACTTTATCTGAATGTAACTTGCGGTTTGCATGCCTTTGAAGAACAAAACTATGTGTATATTGAGTTGTTGAACCAATTCCAACTTCTCCTACTTGTATAGTGCTTGCTGAACCAATTTGACTTCTTGAATTATAGAGTGCAATTCTAGATTTTTGAGTGCCAGCAGGTTCTGGTTGTACATCAACATAATAAACTCTACCTGAAGTTAATCCAACAATCTCTTCAGAACTTGGTTGATAAACTACTGCATCACCTGTTATAAGTTTGATATTTGTGTTTGATGATGGAAAAAATTTAAGAAAACTAAATTTACCAGTCAAAGGATTCAAACCATCAAAATTAGTTGTATTTCCAGAACCAATAAATTCTTCTCTTGATACATCAACATTAATATCATAACTTGGTAAAGAATTAGATGCTACATAACCATCTACACTTGAGTCAGTGTATACATTTAAAACATTAGATAATAAAGTTTCATTTCCAACTTCTATCGGAGCACCAGTACTAGTTGCTTTTTCAAGAACACGACGAATATCATAATTTTCATTTGGATCTAACGCAGTAAATGGTGCAACAAATGATCTATTAGCAACAGTAATAGTATTTTGATTTACATCAATACTTCCAATATTAAAGGTAGCGACAACAACTTGTTCATTTCTTTTTAATAATTCAAAAGTATCACCAATCTTTAATGATGACTTGTCGATAGGAGTTCTTAATGTAAGAGTTGTATCACCTGTAACTTGGAATCTTGAACTTGTATTATAAATCCATGAGTTTGCAAATATTTCTTTATAACTTTCATTATTGTTTTGAATTTTTTCACCAAGATTTTTTACAAAAATATCTTCATCTTCATTTACAAGATTAATGTCAGATACCGAAACTAATTCTGATAATACACCTGTAATTCTTAAGTCAACTCTTTTAGATAAATCACCATCTTCATATCCAAAGATAGTTTCATTTGAACGAACACTATCAGCAGTGCTTATACCTATGTTTATACCACTACATCCAAAAAATTGATTGATTGATTTAGAGGTATAGTCAATAGTATTTGAACCACTTATTATAGTTCCTGTAGCTCCAAATCCTACTGTTGAGTCAACTGTAATGACTGATGCACCTGTTTGTGAATTAGTGAGTGTTTTTGTATTACCTGGTATGGTAAAAACTCCTTCTATTAAATCTCTATCACTAAATCCTAAAAACAGTGATATCTTATAGTATGTTTTATTACTTCTTGTAAATACTTCTACACCTGATACTGAACCATTAGTATTCAGATCATCGGATTTAAATATTGTTTGACCGACAAGATTTTGTGGTTCACCACTTCCAATAACTTCAACTACTATATTTTCTCTACGAATAAATTCTGAACTTGATGGTTTAATTAAATTTGTCTCTAAATCTAATATTTTTGATTCTACACCATATAATACTTTAAATAATATTCTTATTGATTCTTCAATACCTTTTGATTGATAAAAAGAGCGAGCAAATTTAACAAAATTACCAACGTCCAAATCTTCAGTAAAATCATTATATTCAAGACCAGGTAAAAAGGTCTTCTTCATCTTTTTATAAAATTCCTGTACAAATAACACAGAAAGATTAGTTAAAGATGAACCAGAAGCATGTGATGATGCTGATGTATCTTCAAATTTTAATTTTTCTCGATTAACTTCCAGTAGGGATGAAGAAACTCCAACATTATATCCAGTTATTCCACTAAATCCACGAATACATCCTGTAAAAGATGTTGAAGTAATACCAGTATAAGAAATTATTTCATCATCTATTTTAAGAAGTCCATATTCACTTGGAAATCCTTTTGTATTTGGGACAGTGATTGTTGTGTCTGATGCTGATATTTCTGCAGAGATACTTGTAACACCTACAACAACTTCTGGTACTAAATTATCAACTTTTAAATATTGGTCAAAGTTATTAATAAGATCACTTGGACCTCCTTGAAATTCTTGAGAAATATAATATTGCTTAAAAAATTCTGTAGCATTAGGAAAATCTGCCAGAATAAATTCTGGTAACTGATTTTCAATTATTGTATTGACATTAACTCTTTTGTAAA